TTTCCAAAAGAATTTAAAAAAAATGAAATTAATTTAAAATGAAATACTATTAGTATAAGTAGAGCGATGAATTATATCATTAATGAACATAACTGTTTATCGGTGAAGAAAAAAGGATCGAAAATTCAATGTCCACACAAAAGAAAGGACGGAACTGATCTATGTGGTATTCACAAAAGATCAAAAACAGTAGTTTACGTAACTGATTTAGAAGAATATTCACAAGTCATTGAAAAACCTTATTACGATAAGGAGTTTTTAATTACAAATTACACTTGTGAAAATCCTGTCAATCCTTTTAACTATAATTTAAGGAAAAAAGATGGTGAAATTAGTTTGGGTCAAATGAAATCACTAAAAGTGGGCAAATTAAGAAATACTTTGAAAGAGTATGATCTTTTATCCATTATTAATAAGAATCAGTCAAAACAAAATATTCTTAGATTATTAATCAATTTTCTTCATTGGGAGAAATACATGATGGATAATGTGGATAAGATTATCTTGATCCAATCATGGGTTAGACGATACAATGTTTTTAAAAGATCTAAGACTGTTAATGATGAGGAGTGTGTTGAAATGATAAGTAAATACAAAATCCCCTTGCGATTCTATCACACACTGTATGATAAAGTTAGTGATAAATATTATGCTTTTGATTTACGATCATTGAATAGTATTATTGGAGATTGTATTTTGACCAAACGGCCACAAAATCCGTTTACGTTGAGCCCTCTTTCTGATGAAGAGATGGAAAAAGCCCTTGATAGAATCGATTATCTACACAACAAGGGATTTAATATATATTTCGAGAAATGTGAAGTTAGTGAAGAGAAAGAGATTGAATTCATGGCTATCAGAATTTTCCAAGAGTTTAACCTTTTAGGTAATTATACTGATCACGAATGGTTAATGAATCTAAACGTACACGGTTTACGAAACTTGTACAATAAGACGGAAGATATGGTAAATTACAGAATTAATTTACCTCATCAAGAAAGATTAAAATATTTCAAAGAAGGCGTTTCTTTTCCAGAACACGCTACCAAGATCAATTTAATTAACTCCTCAAAAAAGTTAAGAAAAATGATCTTATACGAATACGACAATATCTTAAAATATGATAGCAATGATGGCGACAAAAAAACCGCAATTATGTGGTTATTAATTGCCTTAACTGAAGTTTCCGAAGACGCGAGAATCGCTTTACCACATCTCAATATCAATGAGTAGTTCTCAATATAAATGATTAACATACAATTATAACCTTAATTTGATGTTGCTAAAGCTGTTAATTTTGAATGAACCTGCCCCAATTCTTTTTGTAAGTTTTGCAACTGAGTCGGAGATGGATTTCTAACAGTACTTGGTCCTCTTTTATCCATAACTAATGTTTTCACAATATTATTTATGTTCTCAACACCCTGTTTAATACTAGCTATTTGTGCTTTTAACTCTGTATTCTTAATTCCCTTTTTAACCTGATTAATATAAGAATCAACATCATTCACAATCTCTATTATTAACTCATAACTATTCAAGAAATTCCTCTGGAAAGCAATTGAAAGCAACAAATTCTGTGTAAGTGAATAATAAGATTTGTACATAGTTTCCATCTGCTTAGGGTCATATTTATCAAATTTCACATCCTTTCCAACATTAGGAATATTAGAAATATATTTCATCAAATCTGCATCAGTCATATCCCCAATCTTTTTATCCAAACCCATAATTTGTAAACCATTAATATTCGTCATAATATCCTTCATGGATTTCACAATATTACTCAACTTACAAATCTTCAATTTAATATTACCCTCATTAATCCGCTTATTTTGTTTTTTTGTATTATTGTTGCTAGATTGTTTTTGATTATTAGCTTGTTTTTGATTATTGACTTGTTGTTTGTTATTAGGTTGTTTTTGTACTGTTGGATCACCACCAGTCTGTTTTAAACTTTTTTTGTATAAACCTCCAAGTTGTTTATTATATTTTATTAAATTTAGGTATCCTTTATCAGTAATAAAATAATCAAATTCGTATTTTTCTAATGTTTTATCAAGTTTTCTTTTTCTTAATCGGATATTCCTCAATACCTTATTCATAATAATAATGTATAGATTTTATTTCAAACATGTAGTGTTTAATGATCAATTACTATACGCAATCCCAGCCATTCCCGCTTTGATGCGTAAAATATTATAATTTCTAGCAAACAGCATCAATCTTGGATTAACCATTAATTTATTTAATTTGAATAAAAAGTGTGAATTGTCGATTCTACTGTAATTACACGCACCTGATGGTCTTGTATTTTCAGGTTCCAAAGAGAATGAATAATTGTAAATGAAATCTGTTGGAACATTTCTATGTCTTTGATAAGGTTGAATAATGTTATAATATTTTGCATCTCTTTTCTCCATTCTTTCTTTACCTTCTATATATAAAGTTGCTTCAAACATTGGATGATTCTTAACATCATAAACTCTTTGTTCAAAAGTTTCGCTTTCATCTTCACAACAATTTGTAACACCAAAATTGAAAAATTCACTACCATTATATCTTCCATCTTCATCCTCTGCTAAAACATTACTATTTTGAAATACCCATATAAATTCTATAACTGGATGATTAAAATTAATATTGACTTTGTGATCAGTTATAAATGGTGCACAATTTGGAGATGTGTCATCAGTACTTGAACATTCAGTTTGGATAGAATCCAAAATAACATCACCATATTTATCAACAGTACCATCTACACCATAATTATAAAGTGGATTTCCCTTTTGACCACCAGAATACAAATCAACTGTTTCCAATTGTAGTTGCTCGATTAAATATTCATGATTCCTTTGTGCAAACTTTCTTCTCTCTTTATCCTCCAAAAATATATAATCAACATATAAATACGCTGACATCATACTAATCTGATTAGTATTAATATCCACTTTACCACAATAATAACCATCTTTAACCTTAATAATCATTTGATTTATATTCCTGAACTTACAATTTATCCTTACCTCATGATTCTGTAAAGCTATCAACGGTAATGATAAACCAATATTTCTACAAAACCAAAACTGAAGTGGAACATAAACCTTCAAAACACCCTCATAATCAAAATAACATTTGTCATCACTATATCCAATCATCCTCTTGTAAGCATTATATTTACCAGCCGAAAGAGTCAACTCTATCCAAATCTGTAACCAAACACCATAATGCCTATCCACAACTTTTCCACCAATCTCAATATCAATTGTATCTATCAAAGCATGACCAACAGAATTTCTCCAATAATATTTTACACCATTATTAAAATATGGCTCTAAAGATGGCAATGTCGCAACCAAAAAAGTCTCACTCATCAAATCACCAATTCTTTCAATCTGACAATAAACCTTCTTCCCAAAATCAACCTGACCTGTGAAAAATTGCCTACAATTCTCTATCGCGAAATTTGTATACCTCTTATAAACCATAATGAAATAAGAAATTTGAGGATTCCCAGTCAAGTACAAATCTTGTGCACCATATGCTGCCAATTGTATAAAACCTCCTCCCATAACTAATATAATATACATAAATAATATTTCATCAGAAACTTAAAAAAATAGTAAAAATAAGAGTGTTATGAAGATTGAACAAGATATTAAATTAGATTTCAGTGATGTTCTTATTCGCCCAAAGAGGTCAGAACTTAATTCCAGAAGTGAAGTTGATTTGGTAAGAACAATGAGATTTCCCAACAGTAAACAAATATGGAGTGGAGTTCCTATAATGGTCGCCAATATGGATACTACTGGAACACTTGAAATGTTCCATGCTTTGGCTAAAAACAGACTTCTAACATGTTTACATAAGTTTATCACAGCAGATCAAATTATTGAAGCTTTCGAAAGATACAAAGAGGTCGAGATGAATGAGTTACATCCAATTAATTATTTTATTTTGAGTACAGGTATCACTGATTCTAATTGGAATAATTTGGTAACCACTATTGAGAAACTGGAAGAGAATGATATTAATTTGCGATTTATCTGTATCGATGTTGCAAATGGTTATATGCAAAAACTCCACGAGTTTTGTAGAAAAGTCCGTGAGAAATATCCCGACAAAATTATTATTGCTGGAAATGTCGTCACTCGAGAAATTGTTGAAGAATTGATCATTAATTGTGGTGTGGATATTGTAAAATGTGGAATTGGTAGCGGTTGTTTTGAAGGTAATACACGTATTTTAATGGCTAATGGAACATATAAAAATATAGTTGATATTGAAGTTGGTGATAAAGTTATTAATAAAAATGGAAACCCCGTAGAAGTACTGAATAAAATGAATAAAGGATTTAGAAAAGTAATGAAAATTAGAACAAATAATTGGCATGATAAAACTATAGTTACAAATGATCATAAATATTGGATTGGAGATTTATCAACTTTAGCTGATTCCACTTTAAAAAAAAGAGGAAAAGCAAAACAACTAGATAAATTATCAAAAACTAAACCTAAGAAAAGTAAATATAAATGGAAGACATTATCAGAATTAAATAATAAAAGTTGTTTGTTAATGCCTAAAAAATATGAATGGGAATTAAACGATAATTTTACAATTGATTTAAAGGAATTTAACATGAAATATAAGGAACATGATGATTATTTTATTTTAAATGGTAAAAAGATCAACAGATATATAAAATCATGTTATGATTTAGGTTATATTTTTGGAACTTTTCTTGGAGATGGACATTCGAGAAAAACAAAAATAAGAAACTCAGAATCAGCATCATCTACATGGTATTTCGGAAAAGAAGAAAGACATATTGTTGATAAGTTATCTAAAGCAATTTTCAAAATATTAAATTATGAAGTTAAAGTTGAAGAAACTAAAAACATGTTAAAGGTACATTGTTACAACAAAATGTTTTCTAAGCTGTTACTACAATTTGGTAAAAAAACTGAAAAACATTTATCTGAAAAATATTTTTGTAAAAATATTAATTATATCCAAGGAATATTTGATGGATTAGTAGATTCAGATGGAACAATTGAAACGACATATACAAACAATAAAATATATTGTTTAATAAATACAAGTAAACAATTGTTGGAATTATTTTATTGGTGTTGCATGAATTTAGGTATTTCGTATTCTTCAAGAAAATGTGAAAAAACATGTGGAACTCTTAAAAATATAAATATCAATAATTTACAGGATTCATTTAGAATTAAAACACATACGTTTAACAGATTTACAAAAGATTATATTTATTCTGATATTATGGAAAAAGAACGTGTTGAAAATGAAGTTGAAGTTTGGGATATTGAAGTTAACTGTGATACCCATAGTTTTATAGCAAATAATTCAATTGTTCACAACAGTGCATGCACCACAAGGCTTCAAACAGGCGTGGGTATGCCACAATTTAGTGCCGTTCTGGAGTGTGCAGATGCCGCTCATGGTTTAAATGGACATATTATTTCAGATGGTGGTATCAAAGTTGTTGGCGATTTCTCTAAAGCTTTTGGCGGAGGAGCGGATTTTGTGATGGCTGGATCCATGTTTGCAGGTTACGATGAATCTGGCGGTGATATTATAACAGGTGAGGATGGAAAGAAATGGAAGATTTTTTATGGAATGTCATCAACAACTTGTATGAATAAGTATCATGGTGGTGTTGCAAAGTATAGGTCATCTGAGGGAAAAACAGTCAAAGTTCCTTATAAAGGTGCTGTTCAAAATCAGTTGAACAATATTATGGGAGGTATTAGATCAACTTGTACATATGTTGGTGCAAAAAGATTGAAAGATCTTCCAAAGTGTGCTACATTTATGCGTGTTAATAATCAGGTAAATAATAAATATTCTGGAACAAGCCATAAGATGTAAATTATATTATAAAATCATTATATTAATAAAATTACCATTGCCATCCGTTTTTTTGATACAATTCCTTAATTTTATTAATATCTACTTTATCCTTAGGATGATCTGTGTAACAATCTCGCTGATGATCCCAACTAGGAGGTACACCAACCGTTAGATGATCTTCCCCGTAATCCCTATCCAATACAGCATCTACATTATTTGGAACATAAACAGTTTGACTCAAAAATTTTGTAGATTGTAAAGGAAAAATGATGGATTTAGGATACCACCACTGTTGCTTCAAATTTTTACTTGACCATGGAGGACGTCCCTGAACAATAATTCCAGGAGTTCGCGAATCCATATAACGTGATGTCATTGATCTATATAAAAATAAATCAATAAACGGCCAACTGTGCCTATATCCCTCAATATTGAGTTTTTTATCATATTTCGCAAAAAATATTTTATATCCTCCATAAAACGGTACCATATCTATCCCAATAATATTCAATAATTTGCGAAAACAATCTAAATTATCATCTTTCGACAAAGCATCACCATCTACTAACATATCTAAATCATCATCCCAAGGAATTGGATTACCACTATGTCTTTTGTGACCTAACAAAGTTCCATATATTATACATGAATCCACACCAATATGTCGTAGAAAATTAGTAGTAGAAGACAACAACAATTTAGCATCTTCTAACGTTTCCTTTTTCCAAATAGGTTTAAAATAATTTTCCATAGTTTGTTCTTTATTATTCTTGTTTTTTGTTTAAAAAAAATAAAAATCATTTTTTT